GCTAAGATCAGAGACGGAGAGGTTCAACACACAGGTGTGGTCCCCTTCCTCAAAAAGTTTGAATCAACTGTCCGATGTTGCACACAAAACGGCATCCGAGGTGGGTCAGCGACTGTCCACTTTCCTATCTGGCATCAAGAGATAGAAGACATCATTGTCCTTAAGAACAACAAAGGAACTGAGGATAACCGTGTCCGAAAACTCGACTACTCAATCCAAATCTCAAAGATCTTCTACGAACGATTCATCCAAGATGGAGACATCACCCTATTCAGTCCTCACGATGTCCCAGGTCTGTACGATGCTTTTGGCACTGATGAGTTTGATGATCTCTATACACGTTATGAATCTGATGGACGCATTCCGAAGAAAGTTGTCAGAGCTCAAGCACTCATTCTGGACATCCTGAAAGAACGTGCAGAGACTGGTCGTTTGTACATCATGAACATTGACCACTGCAACTCCCACTCTTCATTCATCGATAAGGTGAACATGTCTAACCTGTGTCAGGAGATTACTCTTCCCACAGATCCTATCGGACATATCGATGATGCATCTGGAGAGATTGCTCTCTGTGTTCTCTCCGCAGTGAATGTTGGTAAACTCAAGAATCTCGATGAACTTGAAGAACTCTGCGATCTATCTGTTCGTGGATTAGAAGAACTGATTGATTATCAAGACTATCCTGTAATTGCTGCAGAACTTGCAACAAAGGCACGTCGTTCTCTTGGTATTGGTTTTATCGGACTTGCACACTTCCTTGCGAAGAACGGTCTTAAGTATGATTCTCAAGAAGCCTGGGATCGAGTTCATGAGTTGACTGAAGCATTCCAATACTATCTCCTTAAGTCTTCTTGCAAACTTGCAGAGCAAAAAGGTCCTTGCACCGACTTCAATCGAACGAAGTACTTTGATGGAAAACTTCCGATTGATACATACAAGAGTGATGTTGATGAGATTACTTCTAAGGAACTGAACTATGATTGGGAGGGTCTTAGAAATTCTATCGCCACCTACGGTTTACGGCACTCAACACTGTCCGCACAAATGCCTTCAGAGAGCAGTTCCGTTGTGTCAAATGCTACCAACGGGATCGAACCTCCTCGCGGATACCTGTCCATTAAGAAGAGTAAAAAGGGACCTCTCAAACAGATCGTTCCTCAGTATAATACCTACAAAGGCAATTATACTCTCCTCTGGGACATGCCTGATAATACTGGGTATATCAATGTTGTTGCTGTCATGCAAAAATTCTTTGACCAGGCGATCAGTGGAAACTGGAGTTACAATCCAGAAAACTATCCCGACAATGAAGTACCCGTCTCGGTAATGGCACAAGACTTCCTGAAGACATACAAGTATGGATGGAAGACTTCTTATTATCAGAACACCTACGACAATAAAACAGATGAGATAAAAGAGGATACACAAGAAGATCAACTTAAAGCTTTGGAACAGTTGATTATGGAAACGAGTGATGATGACTGCGAATCTTGCAAGATCTAAACACAACTACCGAGGAATTAAATGTCAGTTGAAGGTATGACCGTATTAAACACATCTACAGACGTAAACGCCAAGAAACAACCAATGTTTTTTGGCGCCCCTCTGGGAATCCAGAGATATGACCAGTACAAGTATCCAGTCTTTGATAAACTCACTCAACAACAACTCGGTTATTTCTGGAGACCCGAAGAGGTTTCTCTCCAGAAAGATCGCGGTGACTATCAGACTCTTGCACCAGAACAGAAACACATCTTCACCAGCAATCTTAAGTACCAGATCATGCTGGATAGTGTACAAGGGCGTGGTCCTGGGATGGCTTTTATCCCTTACTGTTCACTCCCTGAACTAGAGGCGTGCATGACTGTATGGGAGTTCATGGAGATGATCCACTCCCGTTCATATACATACATCATCAAGAATGTATATCCCGATCCTGGTGAGGTCTTTGATCACATTCTAGATGATGAAAAGATTGTTGCTCGTGCAGAGTCTGTGACTTCTGCATACAATGAATTTGTCGAAGCTGCACACCAGTATGACACTGGTAATATGTGGAGGGGAGACTTCAAGGATTCTCCAACTGCTAAATGGGAATCAAAAGAACTGAAGAGAAAACTTTATCGTGCTGTCGCCAATGTCAATATTCTCGAAGGTATCAGGTTCTATGTCTCGTTCGCTTGCTCGTTTGCGTTTGGCGAACTCAAACTTATGGAAGGATCCGCTAAAATTATCTCTCTCATCGCAAGAGACGAAAATCAGCACCTTGTCATTACTCAAAACATCCTCAACAAATGGCGCGAAGGGGATGATCCAGAAATGGAAGAGATTGCTAGGGAGGAAGAATCCGTAATCATCGATATGTTTAAGAGAACTGTCGAAGAGGAAAAGGCCTGGGCAGAGTATTTGTTCAAAGATGGATCTATGATCGGTCTAAATGACAAACTCCTCGCACAGTATGTTGAGTGGATCGCAAATCGTCGTATGAAAGCGATCGGTTTGAAACCCATCTATGACATTCCCGCAAAGAACAATCCTCTTCCTTGGACTGAACACTGGATCTCTTCTAAGGGTCTTCAGGTTGCACCCCAAGAAACAGAAGTAGAATCTTATGTTGTTGGTGGTATCAAACAAGACGTTGAGAAGGATACCTTCGCTGGATTCAAGCTATAAATACTAGAAAATGATTTAAATTATGGCTACTTCGATTAAAGTCTCTAATAATGTTGAGAGACTCCCTGCGAATCCATTCGCTTTTGAAGTTCTAAATCTTGTATCAAAACAGAGAACTAATGCAAAGAAGGCTGAAGTACTGAGAACGTACAGTGATCCTTCTTTGCAGACTCTTTTAATTTGGAACTTTGATGAGAGTGTAATCTCTCTGCTTCCTGAAGGTGTTGCACCATTTGCTAGTACCAAAGAACAAACTTCTTATTCTGGAACACTGGGAGAGAGAATTGAGACGGCAGTCAATATGATGAGTGAACTTGGTTCTCAATCTCTTGGGTCACAAGATCAAGGTCAAACTTCTATCAGAAAAGAATACAAATATTTCTACAACTTTATCAAAGGTGGTAACGACGGACTCTCATCTATGAAGAGAGAGACTATGTTTATCAATATTCTGGAAGGTCTTCATCCTCTAGAAGCGGAACTTCTTTTGCTTACTAAGGATCATAAACTGCAGACCAAATATAAAGTCAGTAAGAAAAATGTATCGGATGCATACCCAGAAATACAGTGGGGTAATAGATCCTAAATACTTAGACGGATAGTCTTATAAATGGGTCTCCATGGCATTTCAAGGTATTGTAACTGGATTCACACCTAATGATGGACAAGGCGATACCCTCTTAGCAGGTGCAATAAAAACAAACGATAACTTCCGAGAACTCTATGAGGCCCTGGGTGACGGAACCTCTATTGGTATTGCAACTCTTACACAGTTAAAACTTTCTGGAATCTTAACCGCTACATCTTTAGATGTACCAGATATCAGTGTATCAGGTATATTAACTGCTGGAAATGTTCAGGTATCTGGCGTAGTAACTGCTAATAGTTTTTCTGGGGATTTAAGTGGTAATGTTGTTGCTACTTCATTTAACTCCCTCGGATCATTAAGTGTAGGTAATCAAGTAAGAATAACTTCAGCTGGTGCGTTGCAGAACATTGTTTCTGCGGCTACCAGTTCTTTAACTGTTACAGGAGATTCGACTCTCACTAATGTCACTGCTGGTGTTGTAACCGCTACTAGTTTTAATGGTCTTTTCAATGGTACTTTTACTGGAAATTCTATAGGACTATCGGGATCTCCTGATATTGAAGTTGGAATTGTTACTGCTAATACTGGTGTTGGAATTGGAACTTCAGTTACGAACACCTGGTTAAGCTTCCCAACAGGAGATTCTGTTTCTAGTGCTGATATAATTCGCGCAGGTACTTCTGCATTTGATTATACTTTATATGCTCTGAAATCCGATGACCAACATGTAATTAGACATGTTACTACTGGAAACTACACTGTTTCTGTTGCAAGTACAAACCAATTTGCGGTTTCCAATTCTGATGGCTGGGGGTTGCTTGGTGCTATCCATCCTGGAGGAGTGCAGGACTCCGATACGGCATTTGTAGTTCGACCTGATACTTCAACAGAACTTAGATATAATTACAATAAAAAACTTGAAACCACTGATGGTGGTGTTGATGTAACAGGTCATACTGAGACTGACACCTTAAATGTATCTGGTGTTGCAACTGCTGCAGGTTTTGTTGGACCTTTAACTGGTGATGCTACGGGACTTAGTGGTTCTCCTAGTATCACTGTTACCAATATTACTGCCTCTGGTAATGTAAGTATTGCAGGAACTCTTACGTATGAAGATGTAACCAATATTGATGCTATTGGATTGATTACTGCAAGATCAGGTGTTCAAGTAGATAGTGGTGGTATAGATGTAACTGGTGTTTCTACATTCCAAAATGACGTAGCATTTGGTGAAGTAGTAAGTCTTGGCGACTACACTAATGGTCTCGGTAACTTGAGACTTGGTGATGATGGTGATTTAAGATTCCATCACAATGGTGCTAACTCTTATATTAGAAATGCCACTGGCAGTTTGTATCTCAGTGCGGAACAGGACAACGAACGTGTCCATATCATGGCTGATAATGGTTCTGGTGGACTAGCTGACTACTTTGCTGCTTATGGTAATAGTGGTGAGGCTATACTCTACCACTACGGTAATCAAAAACTCGCTACTAAACCTGGTGGTATTGATGTAACGGGTCATACTGAAACTGATACATTAAGAGTTTCTGGTATTTCTACATTCCAGGATAATGTTGTTCTTACAGGTGTTGGAAAATCATTAGTTGTTGGTCCTAGCAACGATCAACTCTCATTGGAACATGATGCTGGCGGGTTAGGACTTATAAAACAGAATAATCACTTATACTTTAAGTCCCCTGATTTTTCATTTACAGACTATAGTGGTTCAGTTATTGCAGCAACCATCTCTCCAACAAGTGGAGTAACATTAAATCATGGAAATAATAATCCTATATTTGTAACAAATTCTGGTGGTGTTACTCTTAATGGTCATATTAATATTTCTGGAACACCTGGAACTCTGAATGTTTCTGGTATTTCTACATTTGGAGATGAACTTCATGTCGGATATCAAAAAGAAATTTATTTTGCTAATAATAGTGACTATAATGCATTCCAAATTTCACAAAATGGTTCTGCTCAATCATTAATAAAAAATAATATTAATGGTGGAAATATTGTCCTTGCAACTGGCAATGCTGGATCTGGATATGTACAAATCACAAATTCATCTGGAGGTGAAACTGCTGCTAAATTTACTCCTGGTGGTGCTACAGAACTTCACTATGATGGTAGTAAAAAATTAGAAACCACAAGTTCTGGTATTGATGTAACAGGTCATACTGAGACTGATACTCTAAATGTCTCTGGTATTGCTACACTTGGATCTCATACATTAGATGCAAATGACTTTAAAGTCGGCACAACACTGAACTTCAAGAGCAGTGATGGTTCAACAAATATTCTTACACTAAATCAATCTGGTTCTGTAGATCTATATCATAATACTAACAAGAAATTTGAAACTACCGCAAGTGGTGTAGAAGTTACTGGTGGATTGGTTGCAGATAATCTTAGCATAAGTGGTGTTTCTACTTTCACTGGACTGACAAGACACGTTGGTGTTGCATCTTTCTTTGATGATGTTAACTTCCTCTTTGATGATAGTACAGGTAAAGTAACCTTAGGTCCTAATAATGAATTAGAAATCTTCCATGCCAATGCAACAGGCAATACAGTTATCAAAGAAACTGGTAGTGGATCACTTATACTTGCTGGTGACAATGTTGTTATTAGAAATTCTGCAAATAATGAAAATAAAGCAAGTTTTATATCAGATGGATCAACAAACTTATTCTTTAACAATGGTAAGAAATTTGAAACCACTGGTATTGGTGCATCCGTACTTGGTACTTTAGAAGTATTTTCCTTTGCAGAAATTGGATCGGGATTGAATGTATCGGGTATTGTAACTGCAACCACATTTAATGGTGCATTACATGGAACTGCACTATTATCAGAAGGTTTAACTGGAACTCCAGACATTACTGTTGATGATATTACTGCTGCTCAAATAAATGTTTCTGGACTAACAACTACAACTAATAAAGTTGAAGTTAGAAGTACTGATAGTACACCAGGTAGAGTGGATCTATTCTGTGAAGTCAGCAATGCACATTATGCAAGACTTCAAGCACCATTTCATTCCGCATTTAGTGGAAACGTAGTTGCAACACTTCCAACGAAATCTGGTAATCTAATTGTTGGAGATAGTGCTGTAATTGATAATGACATCAACACCAGTGGAATTATTACTGCAAGTTCTTTCTCGGGATCTGGTTCAAACTTAACTTCTTTGACTGGAGCATCTGCTGGTAGTTATGGTGGTGGTTTTGTAATTCCAGTTATAACCGTTGACGCAAATGGAAGAATCACGGGAATTTCTACTGCTGCTAATGCTGGCGCACAGGGTGGTGGCGGTGGAATTGCTAACGTTGTAGATGACACTGCTCCACAACTTGGTGGAACATTAGATACTAATGGTAATCTAATCCAATTTGGGGACAGTAGTGGTGCAACCGATGATAGATTGCAGTTTGGTGCTTCTCAAGACCTACAGATTTATCATGATTCAAATAATAGTATTATTGAAGACACTGGAACAGGTTTCCTCGGAATACGTGGAGAATCTCTCATTGCTCTTCAATCTCTAAATGGTAGTGAAAATTATGCAATCTTTAATAAAGATGGAGCTGTTGAACTTTATCATAATAATTCTCAAAAGTTTAGAACCCTTAGTACTGGTGCAACAATAACAGGAAATCTTAGTGCAACATCATTCTCTGGTGATGGTTCTAATCTGACTGGTATTGTTACCTCCCTTGTCGCTGGTAGTAATGTAACTCTAGGTGTTAGTGGCGGAAGAGTTACCATTAACGCCAGTGGTGGCGGAGGAGGTGGAGGAGGCACAGGTATCAATGTTCAAAATAATGGAGTCGCAATTGGAAGCACAACAACTCAAACTATTAATTTTAATAACGATCTAGAAGCAACAGTCAACGGTTCAGTAGTAACAGTAAATTCAACAGCTCCCTCACAAGCAACAGCTATTGCCCTTGCAATTGCCTTGGGTTGATTGTTACTTATAAATACTTTTCGATAAGGAGTAATCCCGCAAGATGGCAAAGAAACTATTAGTTGGTACTTACAGATTTGACGCGAGTGAAAGGTCTGTATTTTGCAAGGGAAATATTACCGCAGAAAGATTTCTTGTTGTCACCAACGTAACAAGAAATACCATCATCTATAATTTTGCGGATGTAAACGCAGGTTATGGTGGTGTAAGTTACAATGCAGATACTGATGAAACAGAGTTGTCATTATTGTATGATACGACAACTCAAGCAGATAGTGATAAACTTCAAATTTTTATCCAAGGTGACTATCAGGAGATTACTCCTGCAGAAGATATTTTAGATCCTGTTGGAAAATTAAGAGTCAGTAATCCAGAAAACCTTATCGATACTGACTTTGAATATGGACTACAGTCAACCAAATGGGAAACCATTCAAACTGTAAACAATATTCCTACCATTTATAGTAGTAGTGGTGATACTCCTATTGATGGAATTACTTCTATTAATGCTAGAAACGGAAGTAGAAATATTAAAGTAACAACCAATATTCCTCATGGTTTGAGTATTGGAGATCCAATCTCAGTTCAGGGTGTATCCCAATATCAGGCAGAAGGATATTTCATTGTTACTAATGTTCCCAGTACTACAGTATTTTTCTTTGAACTTGATGTTGCTGCATCATTCAGTGGAGATATTAACGGAAGTTACACAACTATTATTCCTGGTAAATTCTTTGAAGGATCTACACTACCAGTTAGTACTGCAGACGGTGCTACGACAAATGGATCTGATCCAAGTACTATTAGTGTTACGACCGAGAACACTCATGGATTTTCTCAAGACACTAAAGTTTATCTAAGAAATACTGTTGGTCCACGTACACTTAAAATTGCAGATAGTGCTGCAACAGCTCCAGATGGCAGACCATTTGTTGATACTGTTGTAAACTTCAACACTAACACTGCCATTGATATGTCAACAGACACTGGTAGGGGAAATTATAAGAAGAATCCTCTTGTAACTTATGACTGGGAATCAACATATACAACATATCTTTCTGCTTCAGATATAAACACTAGTACAAATAGGATTACTTGGAATAATCACAACTTACGTAATAAGTATGCACTTCTATTCCAAACACCATATCAGGGATTAACTGATGGTGGAATGGTTGATGGCACTGTTTATTATGTTGAAGTTGTTGATACTAATACAATTGAGTTACATAACAATACTACGTTATCTTCACAGGTAAGTTTATCCGCTCTTTCTAATTTATATGGTCTTGCTAGATTGAGTCTATGTTATAAAGTAGAAAGTGCGGCTGGAACTTCAAGAAGAACTACTTTCGGTGATTATTATATTACTCAAACACAACCAGTTAGAACTCAGGGTGTAGGAAGTAATAGTACTGGCACTACAACATATAGTGTAAACCTAACGGCAGCTGGTTTAGGCAATCCAACATCCGTTACCCTTGATCAAATTTATCTATCTGGTGACGTTGATGGAAGCTTTGAGTGGGTTGAATTTACTATTGCTGGAACTACTCAAAGAATATACGCACCAGGAAACCAGTCTCAAACTTATGCTACAACTGCTAATACTAGTGGTGGAACACCAGTATTTAATGGATTGGATGTAAGTAGTGCATTGACAAATAGTGGTGGAAATACTTTCCTCACCGTGCAAGCGAGTTGTAGTGGTAGTGTTGGTACTTTTGTTTGGGGTAGTGATCGTTATAGATTCCAACTTGGAATTCAACCAGCTGGTGGAACATTTACTGATGCTCAGAAAGAACGTAGTGGTGGAGATCTAAGTGATGCTGTTTGGGGTCTTGGGGGTAGTGCTCCTGCATCTATTGTTGCTTTCCAAGGAAGAACTCCTGGTGGAAACACAAACTCAAGTGATGGATTTTCGTATCTGGCTAACCAAAGAAACTATGGTAGATATGGAACATTCGGTGTAAGAAACCCATCGTACAGTGTTCAGGGAACACCAGGTCAAACGGGTTCGTTTGTTGTTAACTATACAAATAGTAATAGTTCTTTTGGTGCAAGTAGTGAAATTTTCTATGTATTCTGTAATACTTTAACCGCAGATAGAAATACTCTCTATATCGCATCTCATGGAATCGTAGGAAATCAAGATGTAACTGTCACTGTAGATTCTACGAGATATAGTGCTGGTGATAGATTTGGATATACAAATACTACCAGTGGAACAACAGATATGCCTTCAAGTTTCCAGGCAACTGCAACTCCAGTTAATGATGATGTTATTAGACTATCAACAAAGGTATCACCGAATACTGATGATATCACAAAAGTACCTACAGACTTTAATATTTCTTACGTAACAGCTAACGATAAATTCAATTCACTTTATATTGCAAACCATAAGATTACTGGAGATGTTACCGCAACATATACAAACGTATCTGGTACTGCAATTCCACCACTAACAAATGGACAGTCTATTGATCTGACAAGATTAGATGATAGTAGACTTCAGTTGGCTAATACTGGATCTAGTAACTCTGGTAGTAGTACTCATGTAATTCAACAAAATAGTAATGCTGCATATACGGTATTCATTGATATTGAAACTGCTCTAGGATTTACTCCAGGTACTGCAGAAATTACTCAATTAGAATTCCGTGGTGACTTTAGTTCCAGTAGTGAGTATGCAATTTTAGATATTCTTAATAGTAGTAATCAAGTTCAGAATACTTATACTATTGGTCAATATGATGATGCAGGGGATACCGCAACATATACTAATTCTACTACCTTCCCTGGCAACTCTAATTACGACATTTCAAATATTCTTCACAATAATGGTGGAGCAACCTTAGGATTTACTGTCAGAGTCGATCCCCAAGCTTCGGTTAACTACGGACCTGGCGGTGGTCCATGGTGGGGATTTAGATTCACTGTATCTGCAGAACAGTCTGGATTCGTTCTGACTGGAACTGGTTCTGGTGCTCATAGTTTTGACGTTGCTAGTGTTGTTGGTGCATATGATGGTGTCTTTAACGTGGCGTCAATTCCTACTGCAAATTCATTCACAATGGATGGAACGTTTAAGATTCCTGTAAGAGAATATGAATTCACAAGTTCGGGAATTAATGCAGGTGCAGGAACAATTCAATTCGCTGCAGCACACAACTTGTTGACTGGAGAGAAAGTCACATATGATGCAAA